AAATTATTGTAAGACTTGTACCGAGTTTGTACAACCTAAAGGTCATTTTCCTATGAGAAAATATGCTAAAGTATTAACTGAATCAGAAAGATTACAAGACGAATTGGAACCAATAGATGACTAAAATATTTGCAGTTGCATTAAATCTACACGACCATAATACTTATGATGGTGTCTTTCATAATCAAAGAGAAAGATATACTAGGTTTAAACATAATCTACCATTACAGGTAGACTCTTATGCTCATCAGGAACAATTAAACACTGCTGATTATAGATTGAATAATGAATTTGTTAAAGAATATTTTAAAAAAAGAGATAATGAAACATTAGCATTTACTATGACGGTGGGTGGTATTAGAATGTGTAAAGATATATTACCAAAAGAAGTATTAGATTATAAACCTAAAAAGTTATGGGATCATTATTTTGATGATGATATGTATTTTATAGACCATCATCAATCTCACGCCACTTATGCTTATATCAATTCTGGATTTGATGAATCAGATATTGTTGCTATTGATGGTATTGGTTATAATTTTAGATGTATCTTTGTTGATAAAGATGGAAACATAAAAGATTTATCAAACGAATTGCCAATCGGTTGGTTATGGAATCATATGTCTAAAATAACAGGATTTGGTTCGTTAGGTGCAAGTAAATTAATGGGGTTAGTTGGTTATGGAAAATTTAGTCAATACTATTATGATGTATTTGAAACAATACTTGCTGGAGAGATAACAGAAAAGAAAAATCTTCCAGGTGATGTAATTAGAATTTCCGAATATGGAAAACAAGATTTAGCATTTACATTACAGAAAATTACATTAGATAAAATTAAAGAATATATCTATCCGCTTAAAACTTGCGACAATCTTTGTATTGCAGGAGGTGTTGCTTATAATGGATATATGAATGAAGAATTTACAAAACATTATAAAAATGTTTTTGTTCCACCTGCTGTAGGAGATGAAGGACAAGCAATAGGAGTTTATCAACACGCTGATTATATGATGAATGATAATGTACATAAATCAGAAACATTTGCTGGTAAAGAATATGATTATGTAGGAGATGAAAAATTAACATCTTATAAAGAAGTAGCACAAGCAATTGCTGATGGCAAGATAGTAGGTTGGTTTCAAGGTAAATCAGAAAGTGGTAATAGAGCATTAGGTAATAGAAGTATATTAGCAGATCCAAGAAGAAAAGATATTAAAGATATAATTAACGATACTATAAAAGATAGAGAAGACTTTAGACCATTTGCACCTGTTGTATTAGAAGAGCACTATAAAAAATACTTTGATACAAATAGTCCTAGTCCTTATATGAGTAGAATATGTAAAGTTAAAACTGATAAAGTACCTGGCGTAACTCATATAGATAATACTGCTAGAATACAAACGGTTAATAAGGAACAAAATAATAAATTGTATGAATTGATAAGAGAGTTTTATGTTATCACAGGTATACCTATGTTGTTAAATACAAGTTTTAATTGCCACGAACCTATTGTAGAAACACCACAAAATGCTATAAGAACATTTAAAAGAACAGGATTAGATATGCTGATAATTAACGATTGGATTATAAGAAAATGAATTACTTTGACACATTAGAAAAGAAAAGAAAACACGTAAGAAGATATAATATGAATAGGATACCACCTAAAGAAATGATAGAACGAGCATTATACAAAGCGTGGAAAACAACTCCATCTAAAAATAATTCTATGGCATATAAAGTATTAGTATGGGGTCCAGAAAAGGAATTAGAAAAAGCAGCAATACATAGTTTAGTTAGAAAATCACATATAGTTGTGGAAGAAAAAGCAGTAGAGGAAGGACTTGCTGAAACAACACAAAAGGGAGTACCAAATCCTTTTTATGAGCACGTGATGTATAATCCATATTTATTTACCGTTCATAGTAGAGTTTCAACTCCTAATCGTTTCTATAAAGAAAAGGTTGAAGAAGGACATTTTTACGATCAAGGTTATGAACATTATATTGAAAAAGTAATTGACGCTGTTGCTGTTGAAGTTGGTATGTTTATTTCTAATTTAGGATATTACTTATTGGAAGAAGGATTGGATATTTCTCACAATTCTTGCTTTAGGAGAAGACCTGAGCAATGGCATAATGTAGGTTTACATATGGTTAAGAGAAGACCTATAACTATGTTAAGTTGTGGTTATGCAGAAAGATATAGAACACAGGATTTAACGGATTGGGGAAAAGAAACTTGGGATATAAAACCAGAGATGAATGACATAATAAAATGGATATAGATTTACAATTATTTAAAAATATAATAGAAGAAGGAAGAAACAATACTGATTTGTTAGATTCATATAGTCCTAATCAATTTAAATCAAAAGAAACATTGATTAAACTATTAAAGGATCAATTAATACTTGATAGTAGGAATGAAATAGTAATTTTAGGTTGTTGGTACGGTAGTATTCTGGTACCATCTTTAAAACACTCTAAAAGAATTACTGCTATAGATATAAATCCTACAACAATTAGTATTGCAAAAAATAGATTGTTTAGTCATTATGAAAATGTTGATTGGATAACAAGTGATGTGTTTGATGAAAATAGGTATGGAAGAATTAAAAATGCAAATTTAATTATTAATGCTTCTTGTGAAAATATGAAATCAATGAAAGAATTAAAACCATTGAAAGAATCTAAATCATATTTTGCTTTTCAGTCAAATAATATGTTTGGTATCCACGATAGTGTAAATTGTGTAAAGAGTATAGATGAATTTAAAAAACAATTACCAGATAACGCAAAAGTAATTGCTGAAGATACTCTATCAGATGATAGAGGAGTTAGATTTACATTAATAGGTAAATTACATAGTTTTGATTCTAATAGTTGGGGAATAATATGAAACGAGTAATATATAGCGTTTATGTTGATGTGCCATCGGAAGAACATTATGGTCAATCTAAACAAAGAAATGATACAACAGAAAAGGCAGATATAACGGTTAATGCTTTTAAAAAACATTATGATAAATTAGTTAATACTAAAATAACATATGCTGAGTATTGTGAATCTGATTTTATTATGTTTGAATATGATGACCAATATAAAACTTTTGAAACGAATTTTAAGAAAGACTTTCCTGAATTAACTGGTTATGAAATAATTAATTTCTATAAAATACATTTACTATATCATTTAGCAGAAAATTATGACGAGATACTATATTTAGATTTTGACGCTGTACCTTTAACAGATGAATCATTTTTTGATCGTTGGGATTTATCAAAAGGTATGTGTGTATATAATAACAACTCTATGGTTAAAAAAGATAGACTTATTAATCATAGTATTAGAAGTCCAACAGCAAAGTATTTCAATTGTCAAGCAATGCTTATAGATAAAGGACTTGGCGCTAGAAATGATGTTATCAATACAGGTATCATTGGTGCTAGTAGAGAAGATATACTTAAATTAGATTTCTTTGGTGGGTTTAAAGATACAATAGATTTGATGACAAGATTGAGAAGTGATACAAGTTTATATCCTCAAAACATTGTTGATATGTTTAGATATGATAATGAAACAATCTTTTCATACAAGAGAGAGATTAATAAAATTAAATTACAATGGTTAGATAATCAATGGCATTATTTTTTAGATACTCAAAATTTTATACCAGAAGAAATAAAAATAGTACATTGTGTCTGTAAAGATTTTGATTTAGTTTGGAGAAGATATGCTTAAAATATGTACCGTGTATCATAAAGGTTTTTATACACCAGATTATGTATCAAAGTTATATAGAAGTTTAAAAAGAAACTCATCTATACCTTTTGAGTTTGTTTGTATAAGTGATACAGATGTTGAGGCAGATGTTGTACTACCTTATAATCACTATGACAAGATTAAGAAACATTGGCACAAATTAAAATACTTTAGTCCAAATTTCGCTTATCAAAAACCTGGAGATGACATTATAGTTATGGATATTGACCAAGTGATTACGGGCAATGTAGATGACCTTTTAGGTTATCCTGTACAAGATAATGAAATGATTACTTATGGTATATGGTGGGAATCAAAGTTAAAAACAAATGGTGGGTTTTATAAGTTTAAATCTGGTAGTTTAAAGTATGTGTGGGACGACTTTGCTGAAAATCCTGACTATTGGCAATTACATTATTACAATAACGGTGATGTTCATACAAAATATTATGGAGAACAAAATTATGTTAATTGGAAGATACAAGAATATAAAACTAAATTAACTAGAACACCTGAGCAATGGATATGTAAATACTCAACTGACTTTAAAGAAAACCTTGCTTTAAATAAATCATATTGTAAAAAATTCAATACAGATTATATGATATTAGGAGATGTTAATAAATATATTAAAGTAATACATTTTACAGGACCAGGTAAAACTATACACGAACATAAGGACGATTTCATAAAGGAGTATTGGAAGTAATGAAAGATCATTGGAAAGAGAATTGGAAAGATTTAACTTATTTAAGAGATGAGAAAGAAACAGGAATTAAGAATATGTTTTATGATTGGAATGATGAAATGGAAACTATCCGTAAAATACAAAAGTGCCAAAGAGTTTGGGATCATAAAAGAACAATTGCAAAAGAAGTTATAGATTATCTATTATGGGTTGCTCAAAATGCTCCTTCAAAACAACACGAAGCATATTATGATGTTTATTGGACTGCTGATAGAAAAGTATTAGATGAGTTATCAAAATATACTTGGGGATGTACTCATAATCGTATGCCTCCATCAACTTGGCAAAACTCACAAATGAACGCTAATCTATATATTTTATTTGTTGGAAAAGAACCAGATACAAATTTAAACTGCCACGCAGATGGTACAGAAAAATCTAATACAGATATTGCTCGTTGGGAAAATGCTTATGTTAGTGTAGGTATTGCTATGGGTTTAGTTATGAGGACGGCTGCTAAAATAGGTTTTTCTACTGGTTGCAATAAAAGTCATAATGATATAAATGGTGATAAATTTTGGGAAAAGAAATTAGGAATACTTGATGATGTTAAAGCAGGTAAAAAGAAAATAACATATGGTATTGGTATTGGATATCCTAAAGAAGGAGTTGAAAGGTGGGAATCAGATCAAACAGAATTGGCTATTGGCGCTGGAAATGGTAGTAATTTAGCTACAGATATAACACTAGATAAAAATGAAAATGGCAAAATATTTAGAAAAATTAAGATAGTTAATATTAAAGAAAATGCTGGTAAACAAATGCAAGACCCTAATGGTGATTGGCATATGATACCAGAAAAAGCAGATATTAAAATTAATACTATGAGAATAAGACATATAAATTGTACGGAAATTAAATGAGAATAATATGTTGTAAGTTTGGTAATAAATTTACTGATTGGCACATTAAAAATTTGAAACATATGATAGACACTTATTCAGGTCTAAAGTATGATAGTTTTGAAGTTATCAAAAATAACTTGTATGGTAATTGGTATAATAAATTTCAAATGTATAATTTGTTTAGAAGTGGAGAAAATTTATACTTTGATTTAGATGTTATTATCTATGATAAACTACCAAATTTAATTAGAAAAGATTTTACATTGTTAGATGATACTTGGTGGAGACCAAATTTTGGACATACACCATTAAACTCTTCCGTTGTATCTTGGACAGGTGATGTATCTCATATATGGAAAAAGTTTAGGTCTAATGATGAATATTACTTAAAGAAATATTATAAAGGTAGTGATGAGTTTTATTATAAAGAAATAGACTATAAAACATACGATAAAGTTTGTCCAAGATTTAAAGAAACTAAAGATGAAGATTATAGTATGTGTACACTAGGTCAATTACATCATATAATGGAAGAAGGTTGGACTGGTTGGTGGACGCCTTATTTTATACCTCATAAATAGATATATGTTAGTTAAATGCGAAAAAGGAATTAGTACAGGATATATGGCATACACAGCAAAATGGATAGTAAAAAATAAAAAAGTAGATTTAATTTTTACTTCTTTATCTAATTTTTGGTCTATTGTAGAAAATGATGAATCAGCGATGGTTCAACATTCCATTTTAAATAGAAGATATACAATGGATAAAGGTGGATTTTTAGCAAAAGATGGAAAAACAATTTTGTATTGGATGATGTTTAGAAATGAAGATGATTATAAAAGGTGGTCTGAAGCATATAAAAAATTACCTCCTATTGATGAAGATTTAGAGTGGGCTGAAATTGAAGAAATGGATACAGAAAAGTACATTCCTTATAGGGATGGAAAACCATTTTCAGTATAAGAGTTTAAAATTATGAATGATGATGATAAGGCGTTATTGCGTCTAAACACAATGTCTGATTGGATAGAGTTTCCAAGTTTCAAAAAAGATAAATTGTTAGAAGAATTAAAACCTTTTGAAAAAGATTGGAAAAGGTATAATTATAATACAAAGAAACCAAACAATCGCTGGGGATTAAGTGTAACTAGTATTGATGGTGGACTTCACGGCGTTCCTGATTTATCAAGTTTAAGAGATTGGGAAACACAAACAGGTGAAGTAATACACAACCACGACTTAAATGTTCCAACAGATGTTTGGAAAAAATGTCCAACACTACAAACAATTTTAGAACCTTGGAAGAAATGGTTAGGTCGTTGTCATTTTTTAAGAATGGATAGAGGCAGTTATTTTCCAGAACACTTTGATATTAATAAAGAAGATTATAGTTATGATGAAGTTAGATTTGTTGGGTTTGTTAAATGTAATGAATATGACTTTAAATGGATTTATGATGATAAAGTTATAAAAGGTAATAGTGGTTCTCTTTGGTATTTTAATGGCAATAAAAGACATAGTGTTTTTTCATTTTCAGATGGAATAGTTTTATTAGTTATGTGTTTAAAATTTGATAAAGAGTTGTTTCAAAAGATGTTGGAGTATGGTAGGGTAAAATAATGCTTTCTTTGTTATGGTGTTTATGTGGAATATTATCAGGAGTTCTTTTTGGAGTAATACCTGGTGCAGGACCTTTTTTAGCAATCGCAACATTATATCCTTTACTACTTATTTTAGACCCTTTTAATATATTACTATTTTATATTTCACTCCTTATTACAACAAATTATACCAATTCAGTAACAGGTATTCTTTATGGAATACCAGGTGACGCTACCGCTGTAACTACTGCTAGACACGGACATAATTTATTCTTAAAAGGAGAAGGACATCTTGCAGTAAGTACCAATGCTATTTCAAGTACAATAGGTTCTATTTTTGCAATATGTTTATTTCTATTATTTCTTCCTAGTATCTACAACATATTTCAGTTTTATAATAGCACAATACAACTTTCTATTATAGTATTAGCAGTTTTATTATTAACTCTATTATCAAAACAAAAGATGTGGAAGACTATACTTCTATTTCTATTTGGTGGTATATTAGCAAAGATAGGGTTTGATAATCAATCATATGAAACTTGGGGAACATTTGGTATTGATTATTTAACTTTAGGTATTCCTTTTAGTGCTGTGATGATTGGGTTGTATATTATACCTGAATTATTAAAATTTAAAGATGTTAAAATTACTAAACAAAAAGAGATTAAGAAATTTGGTATAGCAAAGAGTACATTACCTTCAACAGGTATAGGTAGTTTTGTTGGGTTTTGGTGTGGTCTTATTCCAGGAGTAACTAATATTTTAGGAAGTTATTTAAGTTCTAGTTTAGTTAAGACAGATATAAAGAAAATATCGGCAGCAGAATCAGCAAACAATAGTGGTGCGTTAAGTTCTTTATTACCTTTAATCATACTTGGCATACCGATTGTAGGTAGTGAGGTATTAGTTTATTATTTAATTGTAACTAAAGGTTTCACTTTTGGTATAGAAACAATGTCCCATTTTACTAATATATTTTATTACATACCAATCATATTAATAGTATGTTTAATATTATCTTGGAGTTGTTTTAATCTATTAGGTCAATTAGCACATCTATATAAGAAACATAAAAATAAATTGATATATGGTATTGTATTGTTCGTTTCTATAATGAGTATTTACATTTATCCAGTAAGAGAGTGGTTGTTAATAACATTGATTGTATTAAGTATAATAGGTTATTATTTAAAGAGAGTAGATACTTTTCCAATACTATATGGATTTTTCTTAACAGATTTGTTTTGGGATAACTTAATGAGAGTAATGATAATATACGGATGAAAAATTTAATACTAGGATATCCAAGAGGTCGGCACAGATTTCAATGCCTTGAAACAGCATTGGATAGTTGTGATATAGTTACTGAAAATTTTGATAAGATAAAAGGACCATACGATAGAATTTTTACAATATCAGAAAGTTTATTACCTATACAAGCTAAGTTAGAGAAACAATGGGGATTAAAAAATGTATCAGAAAGAGCTGCAGATATATTATCTGATAAAAAGAAATTTGATGATTTATGTATTAGTATAGGCCTTCAAAGTTTAATACCTCATAATGTCATACCTACAAAACCAGATCATTTAGATTATTGGAAAGATAAACCTTTTATAGTAAAACCTGTTATTGGTTCAGGTAGTAAACCTGGAGGTTTAAACTATCTTTCTTTTAAAAATAAGAAAGAGTTTTTATCATATTGTTTAAACAATAAAATATTTGATTTTTTTACTAACAATGAAAAGGGTTGGGAAGATCCACAATTTAACAATCGTATTAATTATTATATAATACAAGATCAACTTCCAAATACTGCTAAAATTTGGGCTCCATATTGTTATGTAAATAATAGTGGAGTTATAAAAGATTTATTATGGGTAAGAGGTAAAGTTTGGTATAATCAAATAGACAAATATAGATATGAAACTAAAGCAGCTGAGTGGATGAGTTTTGATGAGAAAGATGTACCAGACGATATAAAATTATATTCTGATCGTTTTTATAATAAAGTAATTAATAATCTACAATTAAGAAATATGTTTTTTTCTGGACCTGATTTTTATAAATGGGAAGATAATATTAAGATGATAGATTGCAATCCAAGAATTGGTCAAGGTCTACAACAAATGGATGATGTACATAACAATACAATAGTTTCAAAAATTATAAATGATAAACCATATTCTTTTGACAAACAAATGCTATGGAAAATTTCTAAATTAAAACCAGGTAAGATAAAATCTGTAAAAGATGTATCTCACTTAAAGAAATATTGGGTTAAAACTAATAATGATAGATTAAGACCTGGAGAAACAATACTAGAATATACTCAAATTACTTCCGAAAGAGTTCCTAGAATAGCTTTTTTAATAACTGGTACTAACGAATCCGATATGTATAAAACATATCAGACCGTTAATGACCAACTTCAAAGTTGTATTGAATATTATTAATTAGTGTTTAGTTCAATAGCAGAGTTCACTTTATTAACTAGTGAATCTTTATTACCATTATCTAAAACATAAGTGACCGTTCCTGCAAATGCAGTTTGCCACGCTTCAGTAGTTATTAAATCTTTAACAACTTTTCTGAAATTTTCAATTGTTCCATTTTCAGCATTAACTGATAATAGTACATCAACAAAAGCAAAATCTAAATCGCCATTAGCACTAAAAGCAATACAATTTCCGTCTGCCTCTACTTTAGATTGTTTAGTTTGAATTGTAAAAATTGTATCAGCGTCTTTACCTAGATAACCTCTAACCGTATCTCCACTTCCACCGTAAGGTACGATTTCAAATGTAGTGTTGTTTGCTTTACCTAGATTTTCAATAAACTTACTAACAGCAGGAGAATCTCCCCAGGTTGCTATTTTAATAGTCTTACCACTCATATCAGATAATGAATTGAAAGTACGACTACAAAGTATAGTTTCGTATGCTTGAACAGCAACGATTGTACTTGCGTCTATTGTTACCGATGGCATTGATTCATCACCAGGCCATTCTGTACTCCACATAGTCAAAACATTGCCTTTATCAAAGTGTGTTTTTGCTATAATGGGATTGTTTGCTTGTATAAATTTATGATTGTTTAGTTTGTCGCCAATCATAGTTAAAACTTGATGAAATGCGCCAGAATCACTTCCTGCATTTACTATTGTTGCTGATCCTCCAGCGATTGCTGTATGAGACCATAATAACATCAATATTGTGATTAAATATTTCTTCATATTTCCTCTTTAATTAATTAATTGTATATATCAAATATAACATAATTTGACAAAAAAGTCAATGCTGATTTATGTTATATCTCTTATTTATTTCGTATAAATATACCTATATATTATAACAAAGGAGTATATAATGGCTATATTAATAGACGGAAAGACATATGACGAAACATCTTTTAGCATAGAGTTACGAAACAAAATCGTAGCTAGGCAAGAGATTGAAGCGTCAAAAGTAAGACACAATGTAGAATTGGAAAAAATTGGAGTATTGACTGAATTTTATAATAAGAAAATACTAGAATTAATGGAAAAAGAGAAAGTTCAACCAATAAAAGACGCAAATGGCAGCAATAGCTAATTTAATAATAGATCAAGGTGCTAATTTTAGTTCGGATGTAACCGTAAAAGACGCAAACGGAAACGCATTTGACTTAACTGGCTATACGACACAAGCCAAAATGGCAAAAGGTTATGCGTCAACAAGAACAAGAACATCTATGACTTCGGTTATTGCTACAGACGCTACTTCAGGAGTAGTTGCTTTGTCAATGACGGCAACTCAAACAGCAGCTTTAGACGCAGAAAGATATGTCTATGATGTAGAGATTACAAAGACTGATACTGGTACGGTAACTAGAGTAATTGAGGGTTTAATTACCGTAAGACCCAATGTAACTACATAATAAAAGTATTATAAATATAACAAAAGAGAGAGGTTTATGGCAAGTATTACAGCGAAAATTAATGCTTCTACTGGAAGCGGACCCAAAAAAGTTTCAGTAACCCTGCCATCAGGTACTTCACTACAAAACAATTCTCTCTCATTAAAATTATTAGGTGATGTTGATGTTACTTCTTTAGATGATGGTGCATTATTACAATACAGAGCTAGTGATGGTAAGTTCGTAAGTAGAAACGAAATTGTTACCACTACTGGAACTTTAACATTTAACGGCGGATCATTTTAGAGAGTAATATATGGCAACGGTAATACAGATAAAAAGAAGTTCAGCAACTTCAGCACCAGGAACACTTAAACTTGGTGAATTAGCATACACATATGGAACAGGCGCACAAAATAACCTAGGAGATAGAATCTTTATAGGGGAAGGTGGCGTTGACGGTAACGGTGACGCAAATAATGTATCAGTAATTGGAGGTCAATATTTTACAGATATGTTAGACCACGTGAATGGTACTCTAACAGGAAATTCAGCGATCATAGCAGACGCTAACTTAGCAGTAGATACTTTGAATGTAGGTAATTCACTTACAACAGGTGGCGAAATTAGATTTAACGAAGGTACTAATAACGGTACTAACTTCATAGGAATTAAATCTCCTAATGCAGTAACAGCTTCTCAAACTTTTGTTTTACCTGACGGCGACGGTACTGCTGGTCAGTTCTTAAAAACTGACGGATCAGGAAATTTAGATTTCACAACCGTTAATCAATTTATTAATTTAGCAGGTGATACAGGTACAGATACTTACAATACTTCAGAAACATTAAACTTTTTAGGTACTGGTGGTATGACACAAACGGTTACTGATAATACGGTAACGGTAACTGCTACAGCATTAACAAATGCTAACTTATCTGGTACTGCCGCTATTTCAAATGCTAATTTAGCAAATCCTCAAACAACAATAGGTAGTTCAGTATTAACTTTAGGTTCTACTGAAACTGATATTGCAGGATTAACTTCTTTAGTAGTAGATGATATTACAATTAACGGTCAATCAGTTACTACAACAGCAAGTAATAAAGATATTAATTTATCGCCACACGGAACAGGAACGGTAGTTGTACCAAGTGGTTATGAAGATAGAGCAGGATTTACAGACAATTCACTTGCAAACAAAATGTATGTTGACCAAGTTGCTCAAGGTTTAGATACTAAACCTTCTTGTAAACTTGCAACAACAGCTAACTTATCAGCAACTTATTCAAATGGTTCTGCTGGTGTTGGTGCAACACTAACTAATTCAGGTACTCAAGCAGTATTAGTTTTAGATACTCAAGCTGCAAATCTTAATGATAGAATTTTAGTTAAAGATCAAACAACTCGTACACAAAACGGTATTTACTCGGTTACAAATGTAGGTTCAGGATCAACAAATTGGGTGTTAACAAGATCAACTCCAGAAGATCAACCTGCTGAATTATCAGGTGGTTCTTTTGTATTCGTTGAAGAAGGTGCTTTAAATGCTAACAATGGTTATACATTTACACACACAGGTGCTCCTACTTTTGGAACAACTAATTTAGATGTATCTCAATTTTCTGGTGCAGGTCAAATTACTGCTGGTGCTGCTATGTCAAAAGACGGTAACCAATTAGATGTTGAAGTTGACAATTCTTCAATTGAAGTTAATACAGACGCATTAAGAGTTAAGGCATTAGGAATTACAAACGCTATGTTAGGTGGTTCAATTGAAACAACTAAACTTGCAAATCCATTTATTACTTTAACAGATGAATCTTCTACAACAGGAAGAGTTTATTTAGAAGAAAATTTAGAATTTTTAGCAGGAGAAGGAGTTAACACTATTGTTGATAACAACACAATTAGAATTGAAGGTGAAAACGCTTCAAACTCAAACAAAGGTGTTGCTAAATTTCATTCTGATAATTTCACGGTAACCTCTGGTGATGTTGAAATATCTACGGTTGATGGTGGTACTTTCTAATGAATATATTTCAAAAAATTAAATGGTTTTTTGTTTCAGGTGCTCCTTCTATAAAAAAACCTAAAATATCATTAAAAGAATTAAAAAATAAAACTAAAAAACAATTAGAAAAAATTGGTAGAAAATTAGGAGTAGAGTTAGATAGAAGATTATCTAAATCTAAACTTATAAAAAAAATACAGAAATTAAATAAATAATGTCAACGGTAATTAAACCAAAAAGATCAGAAACACCAAATCAAATTCCAGGTGCAGCTGCTTTAGCAGTACACGAATTGGCTATGAATGTTACCGATGGTAAACTTTATACTAAAACATCTGGTAATGTTGTTAAAGAAGTTGGTGGTGCAGGTGCTGTATCTTTACAAACGGTTACAGACGGTGGTGCCGTAACTGATAATGATATTACTTTAAACGGTTCAAATTTAATTTTTGAAGGTTATCAGGAGAACGCATACGAAACAACTATAACGGTTGCAGAACCTACAGGAGATAGAACAATAACTTTTCCAGACGCAGATGGTGATGTAGCAATGTTAGGAGATTCATTAGCGTTTTCAATAGTATTCGGTAGTTAATTATGGCAAGTACATTTAAAAATGCAGGAATAACGGTTCCAGTAGTGGATGACGCTACAGGAAATTTATATACTACTGGTGCAAGTGAACAGGCAGTAATTCACGCTTTATATATTTCAAATAAGAGTACAAGTGCTAGTGCAACCGTAAATGTTAAAGTTACAACTGATGGTGGTTCTACTTTTTATCATATCGGTAGAAGTTTAGAAGTTCCGCCAAACAATACATTAACTTTAGACAAACCAGTTAATTTAGAGAACAACGATATTATTAGAGTTGTCGCTGACGCTAATCCTGATTCGTCTTCAGTTGATTGTGAGGCATATGCAAGTATCCTTGCATTAACATAATAATATAAATATAGGGAAAATATGGCATATCTAGTAAATCATACACCTGCTGCTTCAGTAATACAGAAATCTTTTAATGGTATAAGAAGAACAAAAGATGGTATGTTATATCTAACTTCAGTAAATCCTAACAAGGGTAATGAAACAATTGAAGTATCAAAATATTACGAAGATGGTAAGTCAGATTTTGTCGCAAGAGCAGAAACAGATTATGTTGATGAAAGATTAGAGATGTTTGATGTTAGTTATTTTACAACTGACGGTTCAGCATATCAATTTACAATAGGAACACCAGTATTAAACGAGTCAAGGATTGCAGTATTTTTAGATGGAGTTCAACAAGTTCCATTTTCAGACTTTGTTTTAGTCAATAATACCGTAGTTACATTTACACTAATACCAAAGACTGGATTGAGTATTGTAGTAGGTCAAGTTAAGAAACGATACTTTAATAATGATAGTGATAAATTTCAACAAATTAACTTTTCAGTAAATCCTACCACAACTTTTCTTATAAATAGTTCTAGTGGTGATTTAGTAAAAAGATCAAATGCAGGAGTAGTAAGATCCGCTGAAGGTTCAGACGATTTTGATACTTTTGAAGACACAACGGCAAGTTCAGGTACGACAACTTACCAAAGTGCTGTATAACAAAATGGGAAACTAAAGAGAGAAATTAAATGGCAGATTTTAAACTAGGTAGACTTAAATTTAAATGGAGAGGTGATTGGGCAACTAGTACAGGCTATGTTATAGATGACATAGTTAAGTACGGTGGTAATTCGTATGTTTGTATAGCAAACCATACATCACCAAACGCAACAGATTTATTTTATTCACAACCTACAACTTACACAACTAATTGGCAATTACACGGAGAATCATTTTACTTCAAAGGTGCCTACGCAAATTCAACTTGGTATAAATTAAACGACCTAGTATCTTACGGTGGTAAACAATACCGAGTTACAACTGCTCATACTTCTTCAAGTGCAGTTTTAGATAGTTCTAAATTTGAACAATATTCAGACGGTATCACTTTTAGAGGTGATTACGCTTCTTCAACTCAATACAGATTAAACGATTTAGTTAAGTATGGGGGAAGAACATACAGAGTCATAACTGAACACACATCAGCTTCAGGTGGCGATATTAATATAGTATTAGGAAACTTTTCACTTTATAGTGAAGGTTTAGCATTTAGAGGTGATTGGGCTGCGACAACATATTACAGATTAGATGATGTTGTTAAATTTGGTTCATATCAATATAGATGTACAACTGCTCACCAATCAGGTGCAACTGCTGATGATTTTGCTCAGGCAAATTTCTCAATTTATTCAGAAGGTTTACAATTTGAAGATTCATACAACGCAAGTACGGTTTACTCTAAAGGAGATGTCGTAACTTATGGTGGATATTCTTATGTGTTTATCGCTGCTGAAGAAGCTTCAGGACAAACTCCTGCTGACAATGCTACTTGGGATGTAGTAACTACTGGTTTCAATGCAACTGGTGTTTACTCTCACGGAACAGCATACAAAACTGGAGACACGGTTCAGTACGGTGGTAATTCATATGTTTCTATTTTATCTTCAACAAATGAATATCCTGCTCAGGCTACTGGTGCAGTTAACTCAACTTACTGGAAAGTAGTTGTAGAAGGATTTAAATGGAGAGGTACTTATGACGCCGCTACAACTTATAATATTGGCGATGTTGTTAGATATTCTTCAAACTCATATGTACAATTAAAAGATCAACAAGTAAATGTTCAACCTGGTTCAGACGCAACCGTTTGGACAATTCTTGCTCAAGGAGATACTGCTGCTGTATTAACTACTCGTGGAGATATTCTTTACGAAAGTTCTGGTGGTGTTGCAAGATTACCATTAGGAATGCCTGGTGGTGTTTTAACTAACGATGGTTTAGATATTAAATGGAGTGGAGTTTCAGGTAAAAATATTTTATGGGTTTCACCAAGTGGTTCAAATAGTAACCCAGGTTCAGAATCATTACCTTACAAAACGGTTCAATACGCTGCTACTAAAGCAAAAGTAGATTCAGTAAGAGAAATAGAAAATGTATCTGGTGGTACTGGTGGTACTGCTAATGTTTATAATGATGTTAAGGCAATTGCATACAAAGAATTAACGGTATCAGCAGTTCCTACTACAACATCATTTGAAGTTCAATTAGGAACATCAACTTATACACACACTTATGTTAGTGGTGGTGAAGTTAAAAAATCAGATAACTCAAATTTAACGGTTACAAACGGACCTTACAATCATACAACTGGTGTAGTTACAATCACAACTTCAGGTGTTCACGGTTTATCAATTAATGATAAAGTAAGAGTAAGAGATTTAGATTACACTTGTGCTCTTGGTGCAAAAACTTATCCTGCTGTTGGTAAAGACTCTTTCTTTAGAGTAGATACAAATAGTGGTCTTGTTAATGTAGAAATACAAAATGGTACAAGCGATCACAATGTTGGAGACAAATTATATATTGATGGATCATTGATCGGTAATGCTACCGTTCCTATAACTATGGATGTTAAATCTGTTGCTGGAGATATTTTAAGAGTTAAAAACGGAACTTACAAAGAAACTTTACCTTTAAGAATTAGAGCAGGTATTTCTGTAATGGGAGAAACTTTAAGAAATACAAGGGTTACTCCTGCTGCTGGTTCAGGTACACAAATTAAAACTATGAAGATGGTTAACAATCCATCTTCAGGTAAAACAAATGGAGAGTACAAATATCTTCACCCTAGTAAAATTGAAAAATCTTATACCGTTGTATCAACTCCAGACTCAACTTCATTTACAATTAATGTAGGCACAGATTCCAGAGTACACACTTATAAAAGAGGTGGATTAATTACAAACGCTGCTTTTGGTGAATTAATAGTAGCTAACGCTCCTTACGATAATGCGACAGGTGTTATAACAATCACAACTACTGGTTCTCACGGATTATCTGTTAGTGATGTTATTAAACTATCAGGTTTACAATATAGTTGTATAGAAGGAGAAAAAACATATCCAAAAGTTGGATTAGGTGCAGTATTCAATGTAACCGTTCAAGGTAATAAAGCAGTTGAAATTAATACATATCACGGTGGTTCAGGATTCCACGTTGGTGATGTTATCACTTTAGCGTCAGGAGATACAGGCGGAAGTGGTGATATTACTTTAGAAGTTGGTTCATTAGAAGATAATGACGCTTCAAATATGTTCCTATGTAATGACGCAAACAATATTAGAAACTTTACATACACAGGTTTAACTGGCAAGAAAAAGGCTGGTGGTTTATACCAGGTAACGGTAACAAGTGGAACATCATTTACGGTTCCAACAGCAACCCACGAGCTAGCACACAATTATGTTAGTGGTGGTAATGTTATTGCTGAAGGTTCAGAAGCATCCGATATTACGGTTGCTAATTACGCATATGCTCACGCAGCTGGAGAAATAACGGTTAATACAAACTCAGCACACGGATTAACAACAGGTGATTGGGTAACTCTTGGAAAAGCAAAATTCATTATTACAGACGCAGGCGAAAGAGTATTACCTAAAGGTTTGATAATGGCTGCAGTTATGTCATTAGACCCAGCAGGAAATATTAAATTACAATCTCCATACATACAAAACTGCACATCAATAAATGCTGGTGCTTGTGGTATGCAAGTAGATGGTAATTTACACAAAAACACTCACACATCATCTTACAAATCAATGTTAGGTAATGACTTTACTCAAATCAATAGTGATGGTATGGGTATTCACATCCTAGGAAAAGGAAGAGTTGAAGCAGTATCAGTATTCGTTTATTATTGTGAGAAGGCTATTTACGCTGAATCAGGTGGATTTATTAGAGGTCTAAACTGCTCACACGCATACGGAGAACAGGCTTGTGTTGCAGAAGGTACAGATGAAGATGAAGTTCCAGTAAACTTACAAACTAGAGGTTTAATGTTGAAATACAATGCTGCTGGTTTTGTTGGTGGTGCTACGGTTGCAGATATTGAAAATATGATTACAACGCAAGGACAAGGTACTGCTGTAATTCAAGGTGCTACTTCAGGTGCAACTGCTAAAATATTCAGATTTAATACTTCATTAACATATTTACATATAGAAAATGTAAGTGGTAACTTCGTAAACGGAGAAGTATGTACAATTGAAAAAGAAGATTCATCTACATTCCAAGTTTCTTTGGACGGAAGTTTCGGTTCACCTGCTCAACAAGGTCAAAGAGGACCATTACTTGCAGTTAAATCAGGAACAACAACTTTAAACGCAACTGGTATAATTAAACTTGCTTCAAATGTTAAATTTGCAGGCGATACAAAATATTATAGAGTTGGGTTAGTATCTGAAGAAGATACAACAACTGGAACAGCAGTAGTCAGATTAACGGAAGATATAGGAACTAGTAAGGCAAAAATTGATAGTATAGTAACTGAAGTATCTAGTAATTTCTCAAACATTCGTTTAACAGGCCACGATTTCTTAAATATCGGTACTGGTGATTTCATAACTACAAATTATCCAGGAATACCTACTCAAAATCCAGACCAAGATGATGAAATTATTGAAACCGATGGTGGTAGAATCTATTGGGTATCTACTGACCAACAAGGTGACTTTAGAGTTGGAGATTTATTCAAAATTGAACAGGCAACTGGTACTGCTACTCTTAACGCAGACGCCTTTAACCTTTCAGGATTAAGTGAATTAAAACTTGGATCTATCGGTGCAGAATTAGGTGCCGCTATTAACGAATTTAGTACAGACGAAACTTTAGCAGGTAACTCAAACAATGCAGTACCTACTGAAAACGCTATATTAGGATATATGACAAGAGATAATGCAGGCGTTGGCGCTTGGGTTCCACCAACAGGAACAACATCTCAAAGACCTATCGGTGGTGCTTTATACGCTGGTGCTATAAGATACAATACATCTCTAGTTGCTTGGGAAGGTTATAACGGATCTTCTTGGACAGGTTTAGGTGGTGGTACACCATATGTAACTATTGTTGCTGATGGTTCAACGGTAACTCTTGCTGAAAGTAATCAAAGATTTTTAGTTAATACTGCTGCCGCTGAATGTACGATACAATTACCTGCTTCACCATTAACTGGAGACGCAGTTACATTTTTAGATTTAAACGGAACATTTGCGGTTAATAAATTAACGGTTGATAGAAATGGTAATGAAATTATGAATCTTGCTGAAGATATGATCGCAGAAACTAATCACGCAGGCTTTACACTAGTATATACTGGTGCAAGTAATGGTTGGAAATTACTAGAGGTTGCTTAATAGGATATAAATAAAGATATGAGCTCATTAACACAATTTACGGTAACAGGAAAAGAAAAAGATGATTTCTACGGATTTCATATTGCTGCTACTACTAATCAAACAATAAGAAAAGTTATAACTAAACTTATAACTGGTGTAAACACAAATCATAGTGTCTATGAATACGCATTAGGTACTCCTTATGACGCTACTAGTGCTACATTTACAACTACAACATCTTTAGTTAGAAACAATGCTGAAACTTCTACTCAATCAGGAAAATCAGATATTCACGGTGTTTGTTGGAATAACAATGGTACAAAATTTTATGCTGTTGATAAGTTTCACGCAAGAATTATACAATACGCTTTAACAAGTGCTTATGATGTAACTACTTTAACTTATGAAAAAGAAGTAAGTATTTCTGCTGAAGGCCAAAGTCCTGTTGCAATGACTTTTAACAATGACGGTACTAAAATGTTCGTTATTGAAAATGGTGGATCAACTGCTGAAGCTTCACCTCAAATTACTGCTGGTAATATTAATGAATATACTCTTTCAAGTGCTTATGATGTAACTAGTAGAACATACTCACAAAGATTATCTGTTGCAACACAAGACGCTAATATGTTAGATTTAAAATTTAACAAAGTTGCTAGAGGTGCTGTAAACCCTGGAGAATTATTATTTGTAGTTGGAGATGATGGCAATGATATTAATGAATATCTATTAACAACTGCTTATGATCTTTCAACTGCTTCATTCGTTGACGCACATTCAGTTGCTACTGAAGAATCAGATCCAAGAGCATTAGAATTTGATGATGATGGAGATAGAGTTTATGTTGTAGGAAAAACTGGTAATGATGTTATGCAATATCCATTAGTAACTGGTTATGACATATCTACTACTCAAGCAGTAACTTCAGCTCATTCTTTAAGAACAAATAATATTGATCCTAGAGGATTTGCTTTCAATAGTAATGGAACAAAGATGTATGTAATTGGTTTTGGTGGAACACTATGCGTTGATGGTGGTGATGACAATTTACCTATTACACATATAACAAGAGTAAGAAACGATATTACATTAAGAGAAGGAAATACATATATTTTTGATGTATCAGACTCAAATCTTGCAGATTCAGACTTTAAATTTTCAACAACTAAAGGTGGAACAAAGTCAGGTGGTGCTGAATATTCAACAAATGTAACTACTTCAGGAACAATAGGTAATGCTGGTGCAACGGTAACGATAGTTGTACCTAAAAAAGGTGTAAGTACGGTAGCTGGAAGTGCTGTATCTGACTTATACTACTACGAAACTAACTTTACTGATACTGGTGGTAAACTATACACTCCAGAATGGAAAGGTGAATTACAAATAACAAAGACCAACGGTGTTGATGACATAGAAACTCGTTTTGAAACTAAAGAACAAGAGGATATCTTCAAAAATAGTTTCTTTATGAGGGCTGGTCTAACTTTTAGTGTTGACAACGGAGACTTAAAAGTAGAATTAAATTAAAAATTTTTTATAGTTGAAGTATAAACGATTATAAATATAAATAGAAATAAGGAAAATTAGAATTATGGCAACAATAAATTTAGGTAGAATTAAACCAGTATTTCAAGGTGCTTATAACGCTTCAACTGCTTATGTTGTTGACGATATAGTAACTTTTGATGGTGAGTCATTTATCTGTATTTTAGCTTCAACTGGTAATGCTACTTCAAATGCAACTTACTGGTCAAAAATCGCTAAAAAAGGTGATGATGTAACACAATTAACAACACACGGAGATATTCTTTTTAGAGATTCTACTGGTGTTCAAAGACTTGCTGCTGGAACAAGTGGGCAAGTATTACAAACTAAAGGTGCTAGTGCTGATCCTATATGGGCAGACGCAACTGGTATTCAATGGTCTACAAAAAATGCTAATTTCACTGCTGTTTCAGGTGGTGCTTACATCGCTAACACAGGAGATATTGGGGCATTTACAATGACTTTACCTGCTAACCCTAGTGATAACGATTATGTAATCGTTGCTGACGGTTTCGGTAAATGGGATGTTGCTAATTTAACAATTGCGAGAAACGGAAATAACATCGCTGGAGAGGCTTCCGATCTAATCGGTGACGCTAAATATGCAAGTGTAAGACTTGTATTCAAAACTACTCCAGATGTAACATCTTCTTTCACAGGTTGGGTAATAACATAATGAAAAAAGATATAAATATAAATATTACAAAGAAAAATTTAGGAGATCAATTCAATGGCTAGTTTATCAAATTTATTGGGCGGAAGTGGCGGAACAATAGACCACAGAAAAGAAGGACTTCCATTATTCGGTATATGGGGAGACAACGGCGACCAAAACCACAATGTTAATTACCGAATATATGACTCAGGTTTCAACAATGTAGGGTCACCTTGGGCTGCAGTATGTAACTCAACAACTAACTATCGTTTTGGTATGTTAGCAGACGCTTCACACTCATATGGATACAATGACCACGGTACAGATGTATCGCATTGTAACTTCACATCACAAGACTATACGACTTGGACTTGTTATAACAAATCACTTTACCAATGTGACCAATATCCTTGGGCACAATATTACACATCTTCTAAAGATGGTTTTATATCTTGGCACTCATATCACCAAATTAGTTCTTCTTTTGAATGGACTTCTGCTTGGAGTAAATTAAATCACGTGCTTCCTGAAGGTATCAGACCAAGAAGATTGTTTACAAATAGAAGACAAACAATGAGAGAATTAACACCTGGTCAGGCTGCAGGTAATGGTCAAAAAGATTATTACGATTATTCTACTCATATGCTTAATACAGACCAAACATACGCAACTGGTACTGGTTACAATGAGAAAAACAAAATGCTTGTTATGGTTCACTCTGGTGATGAAGGTGGAAATACTTCAAAAACTATTCACATTTTCAAATCAAGTAAATGTTTAAATCAAGTAGATAAAATTTCAGAATACTTTGCTGCTTTAACATCTACTGAATACTTTACTGACACTTGGACAATCAATAACAACAAAAATATTTGTGTTGCTGTTGGTAATAACGAGTGGGTTGGTTTCGGATACAAAAACGGTAACTCAATGAAATACGCTGCTTACAATTGTAAGAACGGAACATCATTAGGAACTACTGCTGCTGCTAGAGTTTATATTGGTTGGCAAGATTTTGCTGGATCAACTACAACATCTTATAGTGCTGAAAACTCTAACTACCTATATACTAAATTCAATCATACTTGGGATGGTACTTGGGGAATGATTTACGGTGCTTACTACTACTACGGAGTTGGTATCAATGCTTTCTGTATGAGTTTAGAAAATCCTAGAAAGTTTATAAGTATTAACCAGACTAAATCTAGTCGTGCTAATCCTTATTTGGCTTGGGGCAGAACTGGATTCCACGGTGGCTATTCTGATAACACAGATGGTGAATCTTGGAGAACATATTGTTGGTCATTTGATCCTAAAGACTCAGATCACACGGTAGATACTAGAGTTTATTACGGAAATGATAACTCTAATACTACTAATCCTGATGGAAACGGTGCTTCTACATCAACAACGATTACAAACAAAACTGGTAATCACGGTTTAGGTTCTTATTACAACTACCTACACGGTGGATATCAATCTACGGTTTATCCTCTAATGACACAAATTGATTGGTGGGGTAACTATGGTAATGGTGATAGTAGATACGGTGGAAAACACGGCGAATAATATTAACAATAGAAGGAATATAAAAAATGGATTATTACTTTAGAAAAACAACTGGTGAACCTTTTACTGGAAATGCTGTAGCAGGTGATGACGCAGTTGCAAAAGGCCAGGCAGTTAAAAAAACTGGAATTACAGACGGAATTGAGTCTTGGAGATTATCTTTAGACGGTTCAGGTAATGTAGTTATTTTTGCTGAAGGCAAGAATGAGGCAGACGCTCAAACTCAAAAAGAAGAAGAAAGAGTTGCTCAAACTGCTGCTGATAAGAAAATAGAAGAAGACTTTTTAGCAACTTTATCTAGTTAATTCTTAACTTAACATCGCTGGTTTTATATTATGTACGACATTAAAGAGCTCACAAAAGAGATTCATCAAAACGCTGAACGACAAGAGTTTGTAAAAACTCTAATGAGTGGTACGATTCGTCCTGAATTGTACGCTATCTATTTGTATAATCAGTTACAATGTTATTCTGTACTAGAGAAGTATGGAATGCACAATGACTTGTTTAGACAGACACCTGGTCTACAAAGAGCAGAAAACATACATAGAGATTACAAAAAATTGTGGCCTGATCTATCAAACCCACCTCGTATAACTGATAGTACAAAAAAATACATAGAACATATAGAAACTATACAAGACGATCCAGAAAAATTATACGGACACATTTATGTTAGACATTTAGGTGATCTATCTGGTGGTCAAATGATTTCTAAAAAAGTACCTGTCAAAGCTTATTATGATTTTCAAGGCAAAGGACAAGAGTATAAAAGAATTGTAAAAGAAATCATAAACGAATATTTAAACACATACCAAATTAATGTTATGGCTGAAGTAGAGTATGCTTTTAAATCAGCTACAAATTTATTTATTGAGATGAATGAAATCGGTAAACCTCTAGTGTTGACAGATGAAGTTTATAATGAAGACAATAGAGATACAGAAAAAGATCCTTTCAAAGGAACAAGTATTGAAGGCAAAGACTAATGATTTGGGATAGATTAGTTAAATTAGAAAAAGAAATTATTGAAATATTTGATAAACACTTGGTTGAATATAATGAACCAGGTATGGATAGATTTAATCAACCAGGTTGGGTAAATCGTACTTGGTCTAATATGAGTATTAGACGAGCACACATTGATGTTGTGGATGCCAGAGAAACTAAAGGTCTTTGGATGGCACACATATGTTTATTTCCAATGTTAGAAAATGGAGGACCTATTTACGGTTTTGATATTATTGCAGGTAAGAAAAAAGTTACAGGCGCATTCCACGACTTTAGTCCACTATTATTAAAAGAACATCCCTTAACAAAATATTTTATAGAAGAAAATAAATGGTTTAAACCAAGTAAAGAGAGAGAACTACCAGATTGGGCAAAGGCAATCTTCAGTAAAGGTATGATTGCCGCTGGGAATATTACGGAAGAGAAAGAGTTAAATCAAATATGTACATTAGCAGTAGCAAATTTAAACGCATATATTGATAAAATAAGTCATTTTAATAGTGATTCTAAAAAAGAAGATGTAATAAGAGCACAAAATTTCTATTGCGAACATCAACAACAGAATCCACATACACCTAGAACAATGAAATCACTAGGTTTACCAGAGGATGATATAAAGTTATTTTGTGCTGATAATCTCTTTCCTACCATTAAATAATTCTTATAAATAGTATAAAAGATAAGGATTTTTATGGCAGTACCATCTACACGAGAAACATTAAAGCAATACGCATTAAGAGCATTGGGTAAACCAGTGATTGAAATTAATGCTGATGACGACCAATTAGAAGATAGAATAGACGAAGCCGTACAATATTTTCAACAATATCATTATGACGGTATTAGAAGAACATATCTAAAATACAAATTAACAGCAGCTGATAAAGCTCGTTTAACTGGTTTAAATGCTTCTAGTGAAACAAAATCAGATTTAAAAGATACTTCAGTTTCAACAACTTGGTATGAAGATAATAATTATCTTGTAGTACCAGAGACCGTTCTTTCTATCATTAATATATTTCCAATTACAAATAAAGGTAATATGAATCTATTTGATGTTAGGTATCAATTAAGATTAAATGACCTGTATGATTTTTCTTCAACATCTATAATTAACTATGATGTTGTATTAAGACATTTAGATTTTTTAGATCATATACTTGTAGGTGAAAAACCTATGAGATTTAATCAACACGACAATAGATTATATATTGATATGGATTGGTCAAATGATTTACAAGAAGATGAGTACCTAGTAATAGAATGTTATAGAAGATTAGATCCAAATACTTATACAGATGTTTTCAATGACATTTATTTAAAAAGATATACTACTGCTCTATTCAAAAAACAATGGGGTGCTAACTTATCTAAATTTAATGGAGTTGCAATGGTTGGTGGCGTAACTTTAAATGGACAACAAATATATTCTGAAGCACTTGCTGATATAGAAAAATTAGAAACAGAAATAAGAACTACTTACGAATTAAACCCAGCCTTTATGATAGGATAATACTATGCCAGTTAATCATTACTTTCAAGGTGGAAACGGCATTGGTAATCAAAACGAGAAAAGACTTTACGAAGACTTAATCGTGGAGGGGCTAAAGATTTACGGCCACGATGTTTATTACCTGCCAAGAACACTAGTCAATAGAGATTTAATTCTAGGAGAAGATACAACTTCTCGTTTTGATGACTCTTGGATGGTAGAGATGTATGTAGAATCAACTGAAGGTTTTGCAGGTCAACAAGAAATAGTTTCAAAATTTGGTTTAGAGATTAGAGAAGACACAACATTTATGGTGTCTAAAAGAGCTTGGGACTATCACGTGGGATTAAAAGATAGTTTAATTGCTACAGGTAGACCAAACGAAGGTGATATAATTTACTATCCTTTGATGAACTCATTTTTTGAGATTCAATTTGTTGAAGATCAGGAACCTTTCTTTGCGTTAGGTCAATTACCAGTTTACAAATTAAGAGTGACTCGTTGGGAGTATTCTTCGGAAGGATTGAATACTGGTTTAGAGGCAATAGATGGTGCTGAAGACAAGTACACATTAAATCAATTAAATTACAAATTTAGTTTAGAGAGTGGTCAAGTTGCTTTAGATGGTGAAGGATCAATACTATTAGAACAAGATTTACCATCAGGAGAGCCTACTTTCTTAATGAACGAAGACTTTACAGCATCCGCATTACAAACTCAATCATCTTATGCTTCTAATACAGATTTGGATACTGAAGCAGGTTTTGATACATCATCAGCGCTAGATGATATATTAGACTTTACAGAAAGAAATCCATTTGGAGATGAGGATAATTAATGTTAGGTAATAGATTTTATAATCAAAGTTTAAGAAAACTTATTATTGCATTTGGACAAGTATTTAATAATGTAGTTATACAAAGAACTAATAGTACAGGTGGTGTAACTGCTAGAATAAAAGTACCTCTTGCATATGCACCTAAAGAAAAATTTATGGTCAGAT